GAGTTGTCACTGAGTTGAATACCGATGCGTGAACGAGTTGCCATGAGAGTAGAAGTGAAAGAGATGAGAGGGCGGGGAACAGTTTGTCGTTCCCTCTTATCGTGTCTTGCCCTCCACACTATAGGGACACTTTAGGGGGGACAGTTTCTGTCACATCCAAAATTGATCCAATCCCTGTGGTTGTCCAAAAGAATAATCATATTTGGTTGCATCAGCACAGACAAAGTGAGGATGATCTACTGCAACGCCAAGTCGTTTACACATTTCAGAATGATTATCCTCCATAAGTTCTATACCATAGAGCATATTATCATTGATATGTGATAACTCATGATATTTCAACAATTCTGTCTGTAAGGCAAGTAGGAAGTTACCAGACCCCGCGCTAGGATCAATAAATGTGCTCTTTGCATCTTGCAGCACAGATTGTGGGATCTCTGATACCATCTCTGCACACAATTTCATGGGTGTGAATACTTCACCCGTCTCATCAATACGATTATTAGATCTTACAATCTCCGACCCAACTGATTCATTATGTGCGTTTTTATTTTGCATTTTGCTCGCTTACAATGGTGCGAAGAGTATTCCAGAATGGAATGTTATTATCCACACGTCGTGCAATTTGATCGCGATTAATACAATGAACATTTGCCATCGCGTGCTTAGGATGGACTCCCTTACATGATGTAATAATGATAACATTCTTACCATTATAATTCAATCCTTCATTCGCACAAGCATCTGCCATAACGTTGCTGATATTATCCTCATTTGTCAACCAGATGTTAGGATTTGCCTTAAACTTTGCCTGAATTACATTAGGCAGTCCGTCCAATGTGCAGATGCCGCGGCCATCAATACCACGATCATAATCAAAGTTTGGTTGATAGTCTGATGTATATGTGAGCGTGTGGTCCTTATCTAGGACCTTGAAAAAGTATTCAATGAACCACTCAAATGCGTCTCCCATAAACTTCAGAGGATCGTAGAAATCAGGATCCTGCTTTTTACCAAGTGCAACCACTTTTCTCAAGAATGAATCTAGAGTATTATCAGAGATGAGAGAATCAATCTCTTCACAATCGTAACCAAATGGGTGTCGCAGTTTCATTAAATCAACCAAGCAGTTTGATAACTTCAAGTTTGTTCCATCCAGACCACTTGAAGACATTCATAACCTCTTGAATGTCAGGTCCGTTGAGATAATCGGCAAGTTTCTGTGCTTCTTCTACTGTGTCACATTCTGTCCATACGATTGTTGCAGTGCCACCCATATTCTGCATGACACGGAATTTAGGATAACCGCTGAGACTGATACCAACTCGGATTTTATCGTTGTTGGGGTGATAAACATTTGTTTTGAAAGATTGTGCAGATGTGTGCCATACTTCCACACCTTCTTCACTTGCCCACTTAGATTTGTGAGTTGTGTGATATTCTGTGGTTCTCTGCCATTTACGACTATTAGTAAAGAACTTATAAAGACTCAGATTGTGTTCATTGACAACCGGAGGAAGGAAGTCATAAGAGGACAAATCAAGACAAAAAGTATCACTCTCAGTAACAACTTCTGTGTTGCCAACATACTTGGGATCCCAAACGATGCGACAAAAAGTAGAACCAACGCGAGGAAAATGGGTCTTTACAGTGAGATCAATCTTGACAAGATGATCACGAACAAGATTCCACATCTTGCCAGGAGATGTGACAGAGGCAGGAATCACATAAGAAACATATTTACCTTGTTTGACAGCAGTCTCTAAGAACGTGTGCCACAACACCCAACGCTTTGAATCAGAGTCACCCTGGAATGGTGGGTTGCCGAGAATAGCAGAAAAATCCATATCACAGTTAGACCAGTCATTCATTGGGGGGACATAATATGTAACACCTATCTTTACACATGCTTTCTTGATAGTATCATAATACTCAACTTGCTTACCTGTCAAGTTTGAATGTGAATTCTCAAGATATACAATATTGGTATATCCGTGCTCAATCAGAACAAGAGTCAGCGTCAAGAAAGTGTCAACAACACCGATTCTTGCATCCTTAGGTATGTTTCGATCATTCAACTCCTGCACCATTTGCTGTGCAAGATCTTCAGGAATGGGTTGCCTACCATCAACAGGACAAGTACCCTTCATGTAATAGTCAAGAAGCGCCTGACGTTTGGCGTAGAGTGTTGCCTCAATCACAGCGACCATTTGTCTCCTTTGTTTACTTAATGATTATAGCAGAGCACACCACCCCTGGAAGAGGTGTTGTGACACTTATTTACTAGCACAGGATCAGAAGATGTCCAGAGGATCACCGCTGGACAAAAGTTCCTGAACCATGAGATCATGCTTCCACTGAATGTCATAATCTGCGATACGCTTCTTGAGATCTTCTTTGAGATCTTCGATGACTTCATCTTCTTTACCGCGACCAGATACCTCAGTGAGGATCTCATCAACTGGCACACCTTGAGTGAGTAATTGATTGACAATTCCTGTCATACATTGCCAGGCGTCGTCGGTATCATCATCGTGTTGAATGATAGTCACAATACCATACTTTTTACCAGGTGATGAACGAATCACACGACCCATTGCCTGAACAGCTTTGATGTTGGAGGAAATGTTGCGGAGAAAAATAGTGCCAGTAAATGCCTTCACATCAATACCCTCACCAAGCATATCGTAGTGAAGCACGATCATCTTGCGAGTCAAATCCTTACCAAGTTCATCAAGTTTCTCAAGGAACTTACCCTTAGCACCAGGACCACAAATCTGTGTCCCATTCATGTATCCACCGTTGACACTATCAACAGAGAGAAGATCAAAACCCTTGTCATTTGCCCACTTGAGCAGAGCAACGCGCATACCTTGAATGTTTGCCGTGCCGCGACATGCGACCAAAATCTTATGTGCTCCAGTCTCAAAGTGTTCGGTCTCGTAATAGTTGACCGTCTCCATCAGAGCATCAACATCAGCAGAAATCTCATCAAGATTTTTAGACTGAGCATTGCTGGTCTGCAAATGCAGATAAGGGCGAACAATCGCACCAGACTCTACAAGATCGGCAAACTTGATGTTTGCAATATGCTCACCATATACAGCAGAGTTGTCGAAACCCCTGCCATTTGGTGATTCACTGCGGCGAGGGGTTGCAGTGAAATAGTAAGCATGTTCTGCAATGGCACTAATAGACTTTACAGCATCGAAGGCATCAATAGTGCAGGCATTGTGTGCCTCATCAAAGTAAACAGCGGTGATGGGCAGGTCAGCAGCAACCACACGATCAAGACTCTGATAGGTAGTGAATAGAATCAGCGGTTGATTTGCTTTTTGTGCTACCTCGTATGTGCGCTTGATCTTATCAATCTCTGTAGTTGGCGAGTCAGGTTGCACTTTCATGCGGGACTGGAGATTTTCACGATCACGCTGCAAAGTTTTAGATTCGGAAGATACCTGACGATAGACAAAATCAATATCAGAGAGATGAAAATCAAACTCTCTGAAGAGTTGCTCAGACAACAAAAGTTGAGGTGCAACCTGAACAATCACGTTGCCAGGTGTCAGAAATCGGCGAGAGTCAGTGATCATTGTGAGAGTCTTGCCGCCACCAGTGCCGCAAGTAATATATCCTTTCTTATTCACTGCCATAGCATCGAGCATGTCTTGCTGATACTCACGGAGGGTAAAGGTCATAACGATGCTTCAGTCTTACAACTATAGGGTCAATTTAGGGGGGGCAGTTTCAACCCCCATCAATCTGGCATCCTACCATAGAACCACCAACGATGCCCAGGGGGATTGCCCACCAGCGTCCATCACCACGGGATGCTGCGGCACCAGCACCACCGCCAAGGATACCACCAAGCACTGCACCTTCTACGCAGGAGTTATCATCTACACCACCACCAACATTAGGTGCTGGATCTTCATATCGATCTGGATATGATGGTCGATTGATACTCCAGCAAGGAACTTTCTCCTTCTTACTCTTCACATATCCACCGACATATCGTCCATGCTTGTTGTAGTAACCAGGAACATATTGCTCTTTATATCGATAGCAGAACTCTTCGTGGTAAGTGTTAGTCCTACCTCGAAAGATCCGTGGACCACCAGCAAACGCGGGTG